TGCGGGTCATTTTATTGGCGACTATATAAAAAAATTAGACTATAATACTGCTGATAATAATGTGTCGTATACAACTATTCAAAGCACTAATTTAACTGGATTGTTATCGGGTAGTTATATTCATATAGAAGAAATTGGGCATACGACGGATTATTATAGCGGTGGGGATAAATTTATTGTTTCTTCGGTAGATAAATCGAAGGGCGTCTTTGTAGTAAAGGGTAAAATCGAACCTGATATGAGCAAAAAAGTGAGATGGTGTTTAGCAAAAGATGATGTAACTCCGAAAGATATATTCAGAATGACTAATGGTTCTGCTGATGATAGAGCGGTCATTGCTAAATATTGTATTCAGGATTGCAACCTAGTGCATTACTTGATGAATAAAGTTGACGTTTTAACCGGATTTATTGAAATGTCGAAATTATGCAGCGTTCCTATTAGTTTCTTAGTTTTGCGTGGACAGGGTATTAAGCTTACCAGTTATGTAGCTAAAAAATGTAGGGAAAAACGCACATTGATGCCTACTATTGAAAAAATGGAAAGCGATGATGGATTTGAAGGCGCAATGGTATTAGATCCAAAATGTGATTTGTATTTGGATAATCCTGTAGCATGCGTCGACTATGCTTCATTATATCCGTCCTCTATGATTAGTGAAAATTTATCACATGACAGCAAAGTGTGGACTAGAGAGTATGACTTAAATGATCACTTGATTGAGGAAACAGGCGATCAAAATGAAGCAGGTGAATTTATTTACGACAATTTACCTGAATATGAATACGTTAATGTAACGTATGATGCGTTTAAATATGTACGAAAAACTCCGGCGGGGGCAGCGGAAAAAATTAAATGTGGTTACAAAATTTGTAGATTTGTTCAATTTCCAGAAGGTAGTCGGGCTATCATGCCCTCTATTTTGGAAGAGTTACTTGTAGCGCGCAAAACCACTAGAAAATTGATTCCTATAGAAACGGATGAATTTATGAAAAATGTATTAGATAAAAGACAACTGGCGTATAAGTTAACCGCGAACTCATTGTATGGTCAATGTGGAGCGAAGACAAGTACCTTTTATGAAAAAGATGTGGCTGCATCTACCACCGCAACAGGTCGGATGCTTTTGACATATGCTAAAAAAATAATAGAAGAAACATATGGGAATAAAATTTGCGATACTGCTAATTATGGACAAGTGTTGACAAAAGCCGAGTACATATATGGTGACACTGACTCAGTATTCTTTACATTTAATCTACATGCTTTAAATGGCGAATTAATTCGAGGTAAAAAAGCATTAGAAATTACGATTGAATTGGCTCAAGAAGCTGGACATTTAGCATCTAGCTTCTTAAAAGAACCACATGATTTGGAATATGAAAAAACCTTCATGCCTTTCTGTTTATTGTCTAAAAAACGATATATCGGTATGCTTTATGAACACGACGCAAATAAAGGCAAACGTAAAGAGATGGGTATAGTGTTAAAACGTAGAGATAATGCACCCATCGTAAAAGATATTTATGGTGGAATTATTGATATATTAATGAAGCAGCAGGATATACAAAAGGCAACGGACTTTTTGAAAGCATGTTTAAAAAATATAGTAGACGAGAAATGTCCTGTAGATAAATTAATTATCACGAAATCGTTACGTTCTGGATACAAAAATCCGAAACAAATCGCGCACAAAGTGCTCGCAGATAGAATAATGTCTAGGGATCCTGGAAATAAACCTACTTCTGGAGATAGAATTGCATATATTTATGTACATAATGCAAATAAAAAGGCGTTACAGGGTGATAAGATAGAAACACCTAATTATATCAAAGAAAATAACTTGAAAATTGATTACTCGCATTATATTACAAATCAAATTATGAAACCCGTTCAACAAGTATTTGCTCTAGTACTTGAAAAAATGTGGATCATGCAAAATAAAAGAGCAAAGATAACCAAATTTCAACAAGAAATAAAGACCTTGAAAAATAACACAGATCCAAGCAAATTTGAAGACAAATTGGACGATTTAAAAAATAAAGAAGTGAAAGCTTTATTATTTGATGAGTTTTTGAGAGAAACCAACAACCAAAAAAATAAGAATCAACCCCTGACAAAGTATTTCAAACAAATCTAGAAAAATATAATATGATTATTGAAAATCAAATTATATGGAATGTATATGTTGTGCTGCGAGCCGGAGCCACTATGAAGTGTGGCGAATGTGAGTGATTGAACTCCGAAGGAGTTTTAACTAAATGTAATTATTTCTGGAGACCTTTGTATTTTTTTTAGATGCAGTTGCAAGCTGACTCATCCTGGTTACTACTGATCGAACCTGGTTAAAAATAGTAAGCTTATTGTATGGTTCATAATCGTCGTCATTCTCATCATCGCTCGGTTCATAATCACTATCACTATCTTCGTTGTCTCTATGCTGGTCAAAAAAAACAGATGGTTGTAAATCTAACGTTGGAGTAGATTTTGCATTTACATCTGTAAATACATTTGTATTACTATTGTCTGGCCAAGACCAACCTCTAACTCCTTTCCATGATTTATCAATTATTTCCTCGTCTTGTAATTTATTCAAAATAGCATAAATGGTTCGATCATGAAGTTGTGCTATTTGTTGAATAGTCAATTCCTTGATCTCATACTCATTATGAAGTCTATTAATCTCATTCATCGCCCACGGGAATCGGTGTCTATTATGTTGCATCTATATACTATTTAGTTGACACACCTTTATACCTTTTGAAATTTATATTTATTTATCTATAAAGCGTTCACCATTTTTGCACATATCCAGGTGCCAATAATGATCCACATACTCTCTATAGTGTTTGCACCAGTATATATTGCCCATCGCATGGCCTTGCAATGCGGGGCGGAAGATAATAATGGAGACATTATAAATCCATATATATTTGGAGGTGTACAAAATTTTACATAACATTGTGACGTAGCATAATGAATAAGTATCCACACTAAATACACTTTTGATATACTTAATAGATAATTTATCTTACATATGATTCTAGTACAAATAGAATCTTGTTTTACCACATCATGCTCTTCTAATGCCACATTTTCTACCGGTTCTATATTATTGTTCATTCTTTCTTCAGATTCCTCTTCCTCTCCGTTAGTTGATATTTTTAATAGTCTGCTTGTGCGTCTTCTATACATAATTTGTAATGTGTATACTTTTTATAATTCATTTCATTTTTTTTTATATTATTAAAATCGACTGCTAAAACGAGATAACAATTGTGGATTACTCGATGCATCATAAAAAATGTTATCATTCGTTCCTGATGTTAACAATTGAGTTATCATAGATTGAGCTACATCTCTTAAGGCATTATACGAATCGTCTATATTATTTCTATTACTATTTCTCTCATTGAATGAAGTTGAAGAGTTATAATGGTTGTTATTGGTTGGTTGTGATGGGTCTTCTTTCGTTTCTTCTAGCTCTTCTTGCTCTTCTTCTTCTTCTTCTTCTTTGCTTTCTTCGTATCCATAATCATGATTATAATCATCGTTAACATCGTCTTCATTAGAGTCGACATTATTAGTATTGTCATTATTTGATGGGGCTACATTATTGGTTATAGGTGTTCTTATGTCATGTCTACAAACTGGACAAAGTACATTGCTTCGAAACCATAAATTTATGCTTGTTGGTGTGAAAATATGATTACACCCTAATAATAATGTTACACTACTATTATTTTCAAATCTATCTAATGTAATTGGACAACTAGAATTCAATGGGTTTAATATATCTGAAAATTGACATACTCTTGTTGCTGTATTTAAAATTTCTTGTGTAGGTGCAACAGGAACCCTATCATAAAAGTTTCTTAAAAGACCAAATATACTATTATAATCACTTGTAGATGTTTGTGTTGTTGCTGCTCTAGATGGAATATTATATACCAAATATCTATAATTGTATGCATTATCGGTGTCTTGATTTGAACCGAAATTATAATGTGATGATCTATTTCTACGTCGTCTTCTACTGGTAGTTTGTGAGAGCTGTACTGGCGCTGGTATTGGCACTGGAGGTGCTGGTATTGGTGCTCGTGCTGGTATTGATATTGGTGTCCTTACCGGAGAATTATTGGAAATGATTTCATTTACTCCACTAATATTATCAATATTATGTCTAATTTCATCAAGCGATGAATATAATAAATCTATTTGTCTAGATGTTTGGTTATATAAATTCATATAAAAATCTAATAAATATCTTTGATCAGATGAGACATACCTATTATTAGAACTGGTGCTGATATTGGTATTGTTTGTATTAGTATTGTTTGTATTAGTATTGTTTGTATTAGTATTGTTTGTATTAGTATTGTTTGTATTAGTATTTGCATTGGTATTTCGATAATAACCTCTATTTCTATTATTTGACATTATATATATGTAGTAATTATTATTAATTACCAAATGTGTTTAAATACATATTGATTATTAATAATATTAATAGTAATAATTATGTCACATGAAATATATAAAAATAAAGGATTAACTGGATTGGCTAACTTAGGAAATACTTGCTTTGTAAATTCGTGTATACAAATATTATCCCACACATATGAGTTAAATGATTTTTTAAATTTACAAACTTATAGGAAAAAATTGCAAAAAAAATATGAGTCCGCATTATTGATTGAATGGGATGAACTGCGCACATTAATGTGGAGCGAGAATTGTGTAATCTCTCCTGGGAAATTTCTAAAAACTATTCAAAAATTGGCACATTTTAAAAAAATCGATATTTTTACAGGATATGCGCAAAATGACCTGCCTGAGTTTCTTTTATTTGTGATTGATTGCTTTCATATTGGGTTATCTAGAGATGTAAATATGAGCATTAGCGGAAATGTGGAAAACCCTATTGATAGTATGGCTGTAAAATGTTTTTCCATGATACAGAAAATGTACTCAAAAGAATATTCTGAAATATGGAACATGTTTTATGGTATTCATGTGTCCCAAATCATATCCTTAGAGACTGGTGAAGTATTAAGTGCATCTCCCGAGCCATATTTTATGATAAATTTATCAATCCCTGCAGAAAACAAGAGTCCGAGTTTA